CTTCGTCGCCTACGGGCTGCTCAGCCGTGGCCTCTGTGTTCGCTGGTTCGCCGGCGATCCTTGCGCGGGCGGCGGCGGCGTCCTGCTCCGCCTGGACGGAGGCGGTCTCGTAGGCGGTGATCGCCTCACGGGTCGCGTCAAGCTTGTCAGCCAGACCGACCAAGACGGCGACCTCTTCGGGACTGTTGCCCTCGATCGCACCGGCTTGCTCGGTGATCAGCGTCTGGAGCTCTTGGAGCTCCTCAGCGTCGAGTTGGGCGAGACGGCCGAAAAGCTCTTCGATGCGTTCCACGGCACAGGCTCCTTGAAAGAGAGGGGTATTAACCCGGGCGCGCATCTGGGCCTGTAGGCCTGTGCGTCCGTTCCCTTCAAGCAGCCCTTTGGCTGCACGTCTAATCGAAAGTTAGCAGCTTACGCAGAAGCTTGTCAACCGTTTGCCTTACCTCGCCTTGCCAAGCCCAGCCCCGCCTAGCCAGACCCGGCCGCGCCGCGCCTAGCCCCGCCCCGCCCTTGCCTTACAAGATTTCGACCCTGCAAGCTTTGGTTCCTTGCCTTACCTTGCCGCGCCTAGCCGCGCCACGCCTCGCCCCGCCCCACCGGACCTGGCCTCGCCAGGCCTTACCCGACCGAACCGCACCAGGCCCAGCCCCGCCTTGCCTCGCCTCGCCTTTGCCTTACAAGATTTCGAAGTGCGTGACCTGGAACCGCCCGTAGGTCGGCCGGTTGTCCGCGAGCCCGACGAGCCGCCCGGCCTGCTGGACGACCTCCTGCAGCTCGGCCGGGCTGATGTACTCGGGCGTCTGCACAAGCAGCTCGAACGTCGCCTCCCAGCCAGTGAGGAATGCAGGCCGGACCCGCGCGACCGCCGCACGCTGCACGACGACGCGGCGCTCGTCGAGGTAGTCCCACTCGGTCGACCCGAGGCTCGCGAGGTCGGTGAGGACGATCACGCCGGCCTTGTAGAGGTCGAGCGCCGACTTGCGGGGTGACCGCGGATCCTGCCGGAACTTCGCCGAGCCGTTCGGGCCGGCGATGGCGCCCTTGAGGTACGCGCCGGGAATGCAGATCTCGCCCTCGGCGTTGCGGTAGACGTAGCTCTCGATGTCGTCGGTTTTCTTCGCGGCCGAGTTCTTCCGGGCGGCGCCCTTCTCCTTCACGCTCTCGACTGAGTAGCGGTGCAGCAGCATCGGGCAGACGCCCTGCAACGTCACCGAGGCCGTGTACGGCTCCTCGAATCTGATCGCGGCTGCTGCCGAGTTCGACAGTTGCTCGCCGAGGTGTTCGAGTACTGCTGCGCCGTTGGCGGCTGCTGTAGCCTTAGCCATGCCGGGACTCCTTTCAGTTCCGGACGGGGCCGGGGCGTGCGAACGCTGCCGGCCCATTTGTTGTCGGCGTAGCCTAGCAGAAGTATGGGGCGCAGCTACTTCCGCTCATCAGCCACGGGCGCTAGGGCGATCTGGCGGCACAGTTCGGTCTGCTCAGGCGTCCACCGCGACGAGAGCGTGCCCTTCCCGAGCTGCGTCGGGATCACGCTAACGTAGGTGGGCGGCCCGATTTCGATGTCGAGTGGCCCGCCGATCCGTACCGCGAGCTTCCAGAGTCTGCGGACTATCCGTTTGCGCATGGTCGTCACCTTGCTTCGATGGCTTGCCGCAGGAGGTCGTCGATGAAGTCGTGCGGGGTGCTGATGGCGGTGTAGTAGCGCTGAGGCGGTGGGACGGCCCGAAGCTCGCGCGTAACAACGAGCGTCGTGACGTAGTCGCGGATCAGTCGACCGGACAGCGGCTCCGTGAAGACGTCGCGGACGCTCATCGTACGGCGGCGATCCGGTCGCGAGCGGCCGTCGCCTGCTGTTCGAGGAGCGGCGCCAAGGCGATCCGCAACGCCATGTCGCCAGTGACCGTTTCGGGTTGCGCGGGGTGCGCCAGCGCGTGCATCACGGACGTGCCGACCGCGACGATCGCGCCGACCCGGCCGCCCGCAACCAACGCCTGCGCGGGGACGATCGGGAAACCCGGCTGGTTCACACAGAGGACGGCGACGAGCTCGTGGCCGGCGCCGTGCGGCCGCCAGTCACCAGAGGGTGCGGCGGCGGTGAGCGCACGGATCTGCGCGTCGGTCGCGTTGGGGCGGACGGCGCCGGCAATCCAGATGCCGTGCTCGTCCTCGCCGACGTTCACGTCCGCGGCAGCCCACCCGGTGTCCTCGTAGTGTTTCATCGCACCCGACGCGGACGCTTCGAGTGCGGCGTGGGTTGTTGCGGCGGTGAGGACGCCGACGTTGATCCGTTCGCCTTCGGCGCTGGTGATATACCCGGCGCGTTTGAAGAACGCGTACCCCGCCTTGGACCTGGGGGCGAGGATGCACTTGCCGGGGAACCCTTCGTGGCAGACGCCGAACGGTGCGAGATGCCCGTAGATTTGGCCGGCGGCGGTGACGGTGATCGGGCACGCGTAGCGGCCTTCTCTGCGGCCGTCGCGCGAGTAGATCTCGATGAGGCGGCCGTCGCCTGGTTCGAATGCGGGGTCTGAGAACCAGGCGGCCGGCGGACGTTCAGGGCCCGCGGCTGAGGCGACCAACACTTCGATGTCTGGGTCGCAGACCTCGCACTCCTCGAAGCTCATCAGGTGGATCAGCTGCCCGGACGCGGCGATCGCGTCACCAGCCTGTTGTGGGATCGCCGGCGGCGGTTCGCCGTCACCCAAGATGATGTAGGCGGCGGCGAACGCGGGGAACGGCAGCATCGTGAACCCCATGATCACGCCCTCAGTCAACGTCGACTCGGTTTCGACGGGCCAGCCTTCGCCGTCGGTGTCGGTGATCTGAACCTCCTCAGCCTGCGCCGCAATATCCGCGCTGATGCCGACCCTTCCCATCTGTTCGGCGATCTCCGCGGCCTCGACGCCGTCCTTCGTGGTGAGGAAGAACCCTTTCGCCATGATGATCGCGGTGCCGTTCTCGCCGCCGACACGGGACAGCTCGTCGATGCGGCCGGCGAGGACGGCCGGGTCGTTCGGTGACATGCCGGACGGGTCGTGCGCCGTCGTCTTCTGGAACATCAGCGGCATCGGCGGCGTACGCCACGTCAACGAGCCGACCGCGATCTGGCGGCCGTCACTTGTGGGCTGGCCTTCGATGACGCCGACGGGGATCGTGAACGCCGGGCCGACCAGGTCGCCGCCCGGGATCGCCGGCGCCGGATTCGACTCCTCCGTCGCAGACGTTGGAGCCGGCCCGTCGACAGGCATCGGGAGCGGAATGCCGCCCGCAAGCTGCTCCGGCCCCGGTTCGCCGTCGTCGCCGGGAGGCTGGTCGACGTCAGGCTCGATGTCGCCGGCCTCTACGACCATGCCGGGACACGTGCAACCTGGGGTGGCGCATGCGCCGGTGTTGTCGCCGTCGTCGGTGTTGGTGTGGACTGCGGCGACGTGGCCGCACTCGGGGACGGTGCAGATCGCGCCCGGCGCGACGTTGCCATCCGCGTCGACAGGGTTGGGCTTCGTCGCAGGCTCCTTGTTGGTGTCGCCGGGCGGCGGGATCTGCGCAGCCGGCGGGATCTTCGACGCCATCGACTGGTCAGCCGGCGCCGCGGGCGGCGCGTCCGGCGCCGCGGGCGGCTCGGCGCCGGCTTCGTCCTTCGCCTGGTTGACGTCGAGCTGCTCAACCAAGCTCGCGATGTTCTCGAGCGTGCCCATGACCTTCGCGTCCGCAGGGTCGGTCTTGGCGTCCGGGTCCTTCGTCTGCGCCGCGATCGCGTCGGTGACCGCGGTCTTGAGCGTCGCGACGGCCTTGTCGACGAGCGCGTCACCCTCGAGCGGCGGCGCCTGCGCGGGTGGCGCGGCAGGCGGCTTCGCCGGCTCAGCCGGCGGCGGCGGGGGCGGCGCGAAGGCGGAGTACCGCAGCGACGCGAGTGCGAGGTCGATCGCGGCCTGGACCGCCGGCGCAAACGACGCCTGGTCACGCAGAGCGGCGAGCGCCACCGTCGGAGCAGCGTTGGCGCTGTCGCTGAGCGACCCGTCGGCGTTCCAGTTGTCAGGGATCTTGCTCGAACAGCCCAGGCTCTTCGCCCTGGTGATGATGTGTTTGCGGATCGCATTATGCGACCCGCTACCACGCCCGACAGCGTCGATCGCCGTGGACACCGAGTTTTCGCCGTCACACGTCTTGACCGGATAGGAACCGTCAGGCATAGCTGCGCCAGACGCCGCGGCCTTATCACGGTCGGCCTGCGAGATCAGCATCCAATACGGCGTGTCGTCACCGTAGGTGTAGCCGGCGATCAGCTCAGCGCGGGTTTTCATGAGGCATCTCCTTCGCCGTCGCCGGCGTCGTCAGAGGTAGAAGAGTCGTCGGTCGTCTCGTCGGGGGCGGACGCTGATACCCACAGGCAAACGGCGTCACAAAGACACCCAGAATGGTCGCCAGGGAGGTAGAACGAGTTGTCGGGCCACCCGGATGTGTTGGCGAGCTGCTCGTCGTCGAAATGCGCGAACTGCACGCCGTCCAAATCGAGGTGCGGGTCGAACGGGTCGATTGACGGGCCGTGCTCCCATTGGTAGGAGTGCATCGTCGCGCCGGACTGTTCGAGCAGTCCGCTGATCGTGCCGCCGGTCCCGATCTGGCCGGTGCTCACGCCGACCGGGGCGCCGGCGGCGTCTACGGCTTGGCCGCCGGCGACGCCCAATGCGGCGCGGATCACGCCCGTCGGCACCAGGTTGTTCAGGTTGACGGTCGCGAGGTCTGCGGCGTCGACGTTGGGGTCGGGGTTGTACAGCAGCTCGTGTGAGAGGCTGGTGAGCGTGCCCGCGAGAACAGCCCATGCCGCGTCACGATTCGACGTCATCGTGGCTGTGGCTGCTGCCGCGGTGTCGTTTGTGGCGTCGATGTCGGCGAGGCGTGAGGCGGTCGCGATCGCCTGCTGCTGCGCGTGCTCGGTCCACTCGTAAAACTGCGCTTTCAGGGTCGCCCACTCTTTGCCGAGCAGCTGGTCGGCGGTCATGCCCATCGCTTCGACGTCGCGTTGGCCGACAGCGGCGGCGACCAGGGCGTCGTTGATGTTCGGGTGGCGTGCCATCTGGATCAGCGCGTGGTCGTTCTTGCCGGCGACGGTGCGTCCGCGGCCGTGCGCGGCGTTCTTCACGCGGCCGCCGGCGCGTTGCAGCCTTAGCAGCATCGCGGTGTTCGCGGCGACACGGAGTCGGGCGCGGAGGTCGGCGTCGATCTTCGCCAACTGGCGTGAGAGGCGCTGGTCACGTTCGGACGGCCGGCCGGCGGAGGCGGTGATCCCTGACGGCGGCGCCGGCGGCTTCGTGGGTGCCGCCGGCGGCGCGGTCGTGGATGCCGTGTCCGGTGCCGCTGGGGGCGGTGCGTCCGCGGTCGCCGGCGCGGCCTGGCCTGGCGGGAGCGCGGGTGTGGCGACGTCGACGCCGCCCGGTTTGATCCCGGGTACGGCGGGCGGGCCGGCCATCGGCGGGACGATCAACGACGGGTTCAGCTCTCTCGCCCACTCCATCAGCAGGTTCAACGGGAACGTGCGGATGTGCTGGAACATGCGGGTCTGGAGCTCTTCGGCGGACGGCTTGTCGTTCTCGGTGTACCCGTTGGCTTCGCGCAACGCCTGGTCGCTGATCGTGAACGCGTTGTGCAGGTCCAACGCGGATTGCGCCTTGTTCGGCGGCGCAACCAAATCGACGGGGTCGTACCACATCAGGACCCGGTCAACCCACTCTTGGGGGACGCCGGCGGCGATCAGCGAAGGCCGCAGATACCCGGTCGTCAACAGGTGCACGAGCGTTTGGACGTGCGGCTCGACGTAGTGGCGGAACGTGTCCGCCGACACCGACCAGGCGGTCCAGTGGTTCGCTTCCTCGATCGCGCCGGTCACGACCATCTTCGGCAGGTCGACGCCTGTGGCGAACACGCCGGCGAGGTAGTCGAGCGCGGAGAGCGCTTCCTTGTCGTAGCCGGTCGCGAAGTTGATCAGCTTGATCTTGTCGAGAAACTCGCCTGGGCCTTGGAGGAAGATCGGGACGACCGCTGAGGCGACGCCTTCTTCGGCGATCGACGTCATCATCGCTTCGGCGAGCGCGCCGACGAGGTCGTCGGACTGGGGGTCTTCGTTGTCGTCGCTCATCCGTTTGAGCTGTAGCTCTTCGGGGATCGCGAGCACGCCGGCGCCAGCGAGACGTGACCGGCCGGATGCGCGGATGCCGCGGCGGAGGATCAGCAGCCCTTCGCACGTGTCGCCCAATGTGCGCATCGCGCTGTCGGCGAGCTGACGGAACTGCGGGTTCTCAACCCACATGCGGACCAGCACGGTTGTGTCGGCGTCGAGTTCGACCCAGCCGATCGCGCCTTGCGAGTCTGCGGGGACTTCGCGGAGGAAGTACCGGTCGTCGCGGACGCCGATCTCCGACACCGACCGGACCGTCCACACCTCCCGGCCGGTCGCCGGGTCCTCCTGGCCGAGCAGCCATGCTTCGCCGGCGACGCTGACGTTCGTCGACATCGCGTGCATGTGCGCGCCCAACGCGAGCGGCCCGTTGCCCAACGCGGCGAACGCGGCGTTCGCGGCGTCGATGACCGGTTGTGGTGCGCCGGCTTTCGCCAACGCCACCGGGTCATCGGATTCGCCCATGTTGTCGTACGCGGCGGGGTAGAGCCGCATGCGTTTCGCGCAGTTGGCGAGAAAGTTGAACGCGAAGCGGACTTCGGCGACTGCTTGACGGTACGCCCACGCCTCGTTCTGCCAGCCTTCGCGGATCACGCGCATCCGCCTGGCTTGGGCGCGGTCGTTGAGGTCGATCGGGGTCGCTGCCGCGGTCAAAGCGCGCCCAGACGCCAGCCTGACGGTCAGTTCGCCAGGAAGGTGGATGCGCGCCGGGGCTGGAAACGCGCGCGACGGCCCCGGAGGCTCGCGCATAAACCAGCGGCGCCGGGTGGATGTCGCCAACGGTCAGCTCCTGTCGATAAGGGGGCGGCTCGTCACGAGGAGCGTTCCGTTAGAAAACCGGCTGCAGCGGAGAGCGCAAGCCCCATCGCCGGGTACTGCCACACGCCGGGCGTGAACTTGGTGAGCGCGACGATGGCCGCTGCCGCCCAGATCGACACGCACCACACGCATGAGACAAGGTCGAACAGCCACCGCCAGCGGGCGATGGTGTGCAGCTGGAAGTCGAAGAGCATCCGCTCATGGCCGGGGAAGTCCTCCGGCGGCGGGTCGGGGTGCGCGCGGCGGCGCAGCCACTCCCGTGCGGGCTCGGTGATCGTGTCGCGCGTGACCAGGATCGCGAGGCGGTAGCACGCGAGCGCGTCGCAAAACGCCCACCAAGCACTGTGGGTCATCGGCTTTTGATGATCTTGCGGACCGTGTCGACGTCGAGGTTGAGCTTGCGTGCGATCGTCGCGAGGCTCTTGCCGTCGCGGCGCATGTCGACCGCCTGGTCGCGGTGCTTCGCGGCGAGGTGCGCGAGATACGCGTCGGCGTGCGTCACGACAGCACCTCTAGGGCGGTGATATCGACCGTTTGGCCGGGTGACGCTGACGGGACGACCGCGTCGAACGTGTCGAGCGGCGCGCCGTCGATTTGGAGCGCGAACGTGTAGCACGAGTTGGCGGGCTGGGTGCCCGTGTCGTCGTTGGCGACCAGCACGAACGGCTGAAGCGACAGCGCGACCAGGTCGCCCGCCGCGTTGAGAACCCCAGCGACCGGGTTTGGCTCGACCCTTTCGTCGCCGTTCTGGACCGCACACGACAGTGCCGCCGTGACGGTGCCCTGTGATGGTGTGCCGTCCTCGCGTAGGAACGTCCCGGTAACAGTGATCGACGTAAAGCTCATGGGGTCACCGGGGACCGTGTCGGCTTCGACTGGACCGGTGTCGTTGCGACGCTCGTGACATCGGGGTTTTCGCCTTCCCACATGACGGTGACCGTGCCTGGTGCGGTCGACTCGAACTGGGCGGAGAACACGCCTACACCAACATGGTCGATCGACCCTGACCCGCCTAGCACCCACACTGTCGGCGGCTCGTTAGGGCCGGGCCAGAACGTGAGCGTCACCGATTCCGGGTCGGTCGGCACGCCGGCGACGGTGACATCCCATGTCGTTTCGAGCGTGTCGCCGACATAGGGGACCGTCGCCATTGGTTGCCTCCTACGAGAGGGTTACAGCACCCGCCGCCGCGGCTGCGAGCACGGTTTCGGCGTCCGCTACGGCCAACACGCCTACGACACCAGCGGCGAGCGGCGTGAGCGTGACGACGCCGACTCCCGGCGCGGTCACGATCCCAGCGAGAGCGATCGCCGCGCTAGTCGAGTACAGGTAGACGCCGGCGGCGCCGGCGGCGGCGGTGACAGTGCCGGCGCCGGTGCCGGTGTAGCTGTAGACGGCGCCGCTCGCCGCGGGCACGATCACCGCGGCCGGGGCGTGCGCCTGGTAGGTGTAGCCGCCAGCGGCGGCGGCGACCATCAGCGTGACGGCTGCGGCCGAGGCGCTGTAAACGTAAGATCCGCCGCCAGCGGCCGGGATCACCGCGACCGCCGCGGGCCGCCCACTGTAAGAGTAGGTGCCGTTCGCGGCGGACGGCACCGTCACCGACGGCCCCGCGGTGCCGGTGTAGGTGTAGGCGCCGGTGCCGGTAGCGGCGACGTTGGTCGAGGCGGTCGCTGCGGCCGACCCTTGGTAGGTGTAGGCGCCGGTCGCGGCTGCAGGGACGGTCACCGACGCGGCGGCCGACGCGCTGTAAATGTAGGAGCCTGCGCCGGCCGCTGGCACAACCCCCAGGCCTGCCGCTGCGCCGGTGTAGACGTAGACGCCGGCCGCTGTGGCCGGCACGACCGTCGTCGCCGACGCCTGCCCCTGATACGAGTACACGGCCGCACCGGCCGCTGGGACGGTCACGCTACCGGCTGCCGCGCCCGCGTAGCTGTACGCGCCGGCCGCAGCCGCAGGGACGAGCACGATCGTGGTCGCAGACCCGGCGAACGAGTAGGCGCCAGTCGCGGCGGCGGCGATCGTCCCCGCTGCTGCGGCCACACCGTTGAACGTGTATGCGCCGGCCGCCTGCACCGGCACGGTCACGCTCGGCGCCGCACTCCCTGCGAACAGGTAAGAGCCGGCTGCGGTAGCCGGGACGGTCACCCCGCCAGCCGTAGAACCGGTGTAGACGTAGACGCCGGCCGCGGCTGCCGCGACGACCGTCACACCGGCCGTCTGGCCGCTGTAACTGTAGGCGCCTGCAGCCGACGCGGGCACGTCGACCACGCCGGCCGCGGTCCCGGTGTAAAGGTACGCCGGGCCGCCACCAGCCGGAACCACTGTGATCGCGCCGGCCGAGCCGGAGAAGGCGTAGGCGCCGGCGCCTGTGGCGTTGAGAACGGTCGGGCCGCTCGCTGCCGGGATGACACCGCCTTGGATGGTGCCGCCCTGCGAAAGCTGCGTGCCGCCCTGGCCGGTCGACCGAAACGCCGCCATCAGGTCAGGTCCCGGTCGTGGAGGAGAACTCCTCAGTGAGGATCAGGTAGATGCCGACCAGCATGTTCGCCAGCACCTTCGTCTGCGCCGCTGTCAGCACCGCGCCGTTAGGGTTGTTCGTCAGCCATGTCTGCAACGTTGCTAGGTGCGCGGCGCAGTTTGCTTGGATCGCCGCCTGGTTTGCGGCCAACGTGGCGGCGGCCGTGTTCGCGGCATCCCACGCGGCAACCATCGCCAACTGCTCCGTGGTCATCGCGACCGGGCCGACCTCGACCGCGCTATTGGGGCCTTGTGGACCCCACTGCGTAAACAGGCCCGTGGACTCCGCGTACTCCTGGTAGGCGTTGTCGGCCGGTAGCGCCGGATTGTAAATGTTGCCGTAGTAGAAGACGTAGTCGGCCATCAGCTCCACCCAAAAATGAACTCCAGCGTGCCACCGCCCAAACTCGTCCACGTCGCCGGGGCCGGCATCGAAGCCTGGCTCGTCTGGATCACCGAGTAGTAGTACGACAGGCCGCTGATTATGTGGGCGTTCTGGTCAACCGGCTGCGTGTGGAGAATGGGCTGGGTGGTCCCGAACGACCCGTCCTGCCAGACCACAATGTAAGCCCCCTGCGGCGCCGTGAACGTGTACGGGCTCGCCAGCGCAAACCCGATCGGCTGCAGCGTCCCCTTCCAACTGCTTGAACTTGCAACGTCCGCCGTGATCGCGAGCTGCGCACCATTCGCCGCATACAGCCCAAGATACATGTGCGTGGGCGCCGTCCCCGCAGCAGCCGTTTGCAGGATCATCCAAATGTTCGTCACGGTGTCGCCGGCGTTGAAGCCGGCCATGACGCCGTAAACCGACTGTGACGTGGGAGCCAGACTCCCCAGGTTCGCCGCAGACGCGTACGGGTCGTACGTCCACTCCGTCGCGACACCCATCTGCAAGTTGCGCTGCACGACGCGCGGCGTGACCGCCTGCTGCACCCCGGTCTGCGTCCACACATGGTAGATCGGCGTCGAGTTCGCCCACGTGTAAGCCGTCGAACCCTCAACGCCCCTGACGACCGTCCACGTCGTGCCGGACTGCCCGGCCGTGACAAGCACCGTCTCAAAGTCGCCGGAGTTCTGGGTCCCGTCGCCGATCAGCGCCCGGAAGTTGCCGTTCAACAGGTTCCCCGCCGCGGCGCCAGCGGTCGTGATCGACGTTTGCGACGTGGACGTGATCGCCGCACCGAGCGTCGTGACGGCGTTCGTCTGGCCGGCTAGGCCGCTGTTGGCGATAACCTCGCCCGGCACGGCTACTCGCTCAGCGCAACATCTTCGAGAGCCGGCACAGGAACGTCAAGGAACCGGCCGGCCGCGTGGTGCATCCGGTGGATCGCGACGTGCAGCTCGCCGACATGCTCGGCCTTGGCTGCGACGAAGTCGTCGGTCACGTCGTAGGCGGTGCCGTCCGCCAGCGACACGGTCCCCGCGATCGGGCCGGTCATGAACGCCACATAGCCGTCGGCGACCTCTGCTTCCGTGAGCGTGTAATGGAACCGTGCGGTGCCGTCGTCGTTGTCGCCGATCCTGACCTTGTCCATCTCAGCCTCCTGCGGCGAACTCGGCCGCGACGATGTTGTTAGCAATCACTGCGGTCATCCCGAGACCGTGAGCGTCACCGCGCCGATCGCGCAAGCGACTGTCGCGCCCGAGGGAACCGTCAGCGAACTGGTTGTCGTGCCGCCCAGCTCGTACGTGCCGGACGTGACCAACGTCCACGCCCCGAAATACCCGACCGTGCACGACGGCATGCTCGTGAAGTTCTGTGCCGTCGTGCTCGTCATCACACCGGAGCTTGCGGCACCCCACTGGATCGTCTGGCGCCCGTACGAGCCGCCTGTGACCTCGTTTGCGCCCGTGGTGCTCGGCGACGATGTGTGCAGCGACAGGTAGTACGTCGTCGACGCGGTGATCATTGCTTGCATCGCCGCGTTCGCCTGCGATGCAGGCAGGTAGGTGAGCGCCATGTTCGCGGCTCCGTTCTAGTGGGGGTGGCCGTTGGATGCTGCGACGACGATGGACGGCGCGCACATCTGTTTTGCCGATCGTTTCGGCGACCTGTTGGGGCATCGGGAACACCATCTGCTCGTTCGTCGGCCGCCACGTGACGATCAAAGCGACGCCGCCGTCAGGCAAACGTTCGACGCTGATCACGCACGACCGGTAGACGGTCTGCTTATCCGGCACCACCACCGGCTGCGGGGCGTCGGTCATCAGCCGGCGATGACGAGGCCGCCGGTTGCGGCCGGGCCAGCGATGATCTCGACCGGCGCGGTCACGTCGGGGATCGCCGTGTTGGTCTGCGTGTCGGTGCCGAGGCCGGTCACGCTGATGTTCGCCGAGCCGAGCGCGACAGGCGTAATGTCGCCCTGAAACGGGTTGGTGGCGTCCGAGGCGACGGTCGCTACCGTCACGGTGTCCGAGCTGAACACCGGCGCCGAATCAGCCGGCGCCGGCGTCGGGTCGCCCTTATCGTCGGTATAGGCGAGCGTTGCAGTGCCGTCGGTCGCGTCGATGCTGAGAGTGCCTGTCGCCATGTCGTCTGCTCCTATTTCGAGGGTTGCTTTTACGGCTGGTCCCGGCTCGAGTCCTGCTACCTCAAGTTCGAGTGTTCGCACGCGCCGCGTGAGACGGTCTAGGCGCCATTCGAGGCGTCGGCAACAGTCGCGGCTGTCTGCATGTTCGGTCACGGCTGTCCCTTCGTTCACCACGGCCACGGCGACCCGAACGCTTTCAACACCCTGGTTGGGCCGTGGCAGCCGCAGCCACGACCACGGTTAACCCAGTAGGTTCCTTCGGCCGTCTTGGCTTCCAACCGGCCTGAGCCGGTCAGGGTTGACCTCGACCTTGGGATCGACCCGGGCTCCAACAGGTCGACGTCGATCACCTTCACGATCCGGCCCTGGCCGTCAACGCCATAGGCGGTCAGCCGGTGCGTGGTCGCGAACACGCGCGCGTCCTTGACCACCACACCCGCGGGCGTGGCGACCTCGGCTGGAAACACGTCTCTTGCAAGCAGCTCGACCGCAGTCTCGGTCACTCGCCGTCCTCGTCGTAGCAGCCGTCATGCGCGCTACCGCCAAGGTGCGGCAGAACCCAGCGCGGCTGGTCGTCCGGCAGGATCGTGTCGCCGCAGATCACGCACGTCTCAGGCTCGGCCCACGCGTATTCGCCTTCGGGGCGCTGCTCGACCTGGTCGGTCACAGGACGTCCCACCACGACCGGCTACCCCATCCGCTGTTAGCAGACGGCTGCAGGTTGGCCGTGCCGATCTGCTCGGATGCGTGGATGACGATCGGGGTGTAGCCCGGATCGGGTCCGGCGTGGTGTTCGCACCATCGCGCGAGCGCCAGCCACAGCCGTCGTCGCATCAGGCGATGTGCAGCGCAGCGGTGCCGACGACGTTAATTCCGTCGTAGGATTCGAAGCTGACCTTGTCGATCGACCCGGCCGCGGTCTGCAACGTGGGTGCGGCAGCGCCAACCCATTTCACGGCGCCGCCGGTGCACGCGTACGTCGGGATCCGCGATCCGGTCGCATCCTGGATCAGGTAGACCGTCTTCTTATAGCCGACACGAACGGCGGGGATCGTGACGACCGGTGTTGCGCCGTGCAGCGTGATCAGCGACGTTGACGCTACCGACGGGTCGCTCACACTGACGACCGCGGATGCGCCTGTGGGGGTGGTTTGCGAGTCGACGTTGCCGTCGCCTTCGTTGTAGAGCTTCTGGAGCAGCTGCTCCGCGGGGTCCTGCCCAGTGGCGTTGATCGTCGGCATGTTGCGGCTCCTTACTTGTCTGTGTCTGGTG